TCAAGTCCAGACGTTCTGCCAGCGTCCAGAGGACCGGCACTCACCGGGACTCAAGGTTCGACCTCGAGATAAGAAGGCAAAGGTGACAAAGGCAATGCAGGAGCGTTGTCATGAGCTAGAGGACACTCTACTGCGCTGCGGCTGGAATACGGAGGTTCCTTCTCAGTCAATAACGCCACTGCGCGAGTTTGCCGGGATGTTCATTAAGGACTCTTTGATGTTCGATCAGGCTTGCTTTGAGGTGATCCCTGACCGTAAGGGGGATCCCAGCTACTTCCAGATTGTAGATCCGACGACAATCCGGCTAATCGACTCTTTTGAGCGCAAAGCGGGTGAGCCGTTTGCCATTCAAATGGTACAGGACGCGGTAGTCGCGGACTTTACGGTCGATGAACTCGCCTTTTGTATTCGGAACCCGAGGAGCGGAATCCAGACTTACGGATACGGGCAGAGTGAGATTGAGACCTTAGTGCGGGAGATAACCGGACTCCTTTGGGGAATTGAGTACAACAGGCGGTTCTTTTCTAACGGGTCAAGCACCAAGGGTATTCTGAACTTTAAAGGGACCATCCCAGACAGGCATCTCCAAGCATTCAGACGCCAGTGGTACGCAATGGTCGCGGGAGTCTCCAACTCATGGAGAACGCCGATAACCAACGCAGACGACTTACAGTGGATTAATATGCAGCTCTCCAATAAGGATATGGAGTTCAGTAGCTGGGTCGACTTTCTGATTAAGATATGCTGCGCTCGCTACCAGATTGCGCCAGAAGAGGTGAACTTCTCTTATGGGAACAGCGGACAATCTCAGGCGATGGGAACTGCGCCAATCGAGGAGAAGCTGAAGGCTTCGAAGGACTTAGGACTACGACCTCTCGTCTACTGGTTCTTCACCTGTATGAATAAGCACTGGCTCCAGCGGATTGACCCGGACTACGAGGTTGTCCCGGTCGGGCTGGACGTTAAGGGAATCGACGCCGAAACCGATCTGCTCCAAAAGCAGACGAAGGTGTACCTCACTGTCGATGAAGCTCGCGAGGCAGTCGGTCTTGAGCCACTCGGAGAGGGAAAGGGGGATCTGATTCTCGATCCCACTTGGCTCCAGTACTTCCAATCCCAGCAAGCTGAGGACGAGGATGATGAGGATGGTTGGGACGACGAAGAGGGTGAAGAGGGTGAAGAGGGTGAAGAAGAGGCTGATTCGACGGAGCCAGCTCCAGAGGATTCGTATGGTTTCACCGACGCTGAGAGCGGAGAGCCTATGTATGCCCCAGAGGACACGGATGACAAGGTTGACTCGGGGGAGGCTGAAGGGGAGACTAAAGGCGACAATCAAGAGCCTGGTGTTGCAAAGTCTCTGGATTCGGGTATAAAGTTGGACGGAATGTCGACCTCGCAGGAGGAAGGCGTTCGCTATGTCATTGATTTGTAATCCAAAACCATCCTAAGAGGAGACTCCAATGGGCTCACCTGCTCTACTCGCTGCTCAAAGCGGCAAAGTACTTTTAGCTGCCAACCAATCGTCGGCAGCATTTTATCGTCGTGTCGACGTCGGCGGATTCGTCGACGACAACGGATCAGCTTCAGCCGCTTGGGTTGTTACCGCTACCGTTGACTGGTCCCGACAAATCATCACCAGCACCTCGGGGTCTTACGAGATCGCAGCGGGAGTTGCACAGTCCGCTCCTGAGACGTGGACAAACTCCACTGGAGCGATTGCTCGCGACAATATCGCGGCAATTCTCTACGTCTGTCAGACGGGAACTCCGACACTCGCCGCATTCTGGGGAGCTGAGGCAGAGCCAGGAGCTGCTGTTTCTCCAACCGATGATGAGATCTCAGCCGGACTTGGTCACAATGACTGGGTACGGGCTGCTGACGTCTTAGCAGCGAGCACTGGAGCGGCTGCGGTCACTATCACCGTGGACAATACAGTTCGGAGTGGCGTTGTTCCGTCTGGCTTCGACGGCGACCTCGCCACCACAGAGGCAGCTTTCAACGCTTAATCGGAGGCACTGTGCGGCTTACGATTGAGGCTGAGAAGGGATGGGTGAGTGAGTCTCCAGAGAAAGCTCTGGAGGCTCTCGCTCGCATTGCTTCGGCGGAGGGAGTGAGTCGAGAGGACTTCTTATTGAGTATAGCGAAGGCGGCAGGAGCGACGAGTGCCGGGGCTCACGCTGCTGACAAATCCAGATGGCGGGTGCTACTCGAGTCCAGCTCAGAGGCAAAACGTTTATACGAGATCGCCATATCAGTCGCTGTCGAAGAAACTATGGCTCTTTTCAGTAGGCACTTCATGGACATTAACAAAGACAAATTAAGAAGAGAAGAAAGTGGATCCTAACGCACTAACAGCTGCCGTTACGTGGGGCCTAAACCTCGTATTCGGACTCCTTCTCGCCATTGTCGGTTTTTTCGTGAAGCAACTAGTCGCCGACCAGAGGAAGCGCGGAGAGCAGATCGAGTCCCTTGCTCAGAGGATTGTTATCCTTGAGGAGAGGGAGCGGGGCCTTGCGGCTCAGCTTGAAGAGCTAAAGCTCTCTGTGGACTCTTTATGCGGGGACATCCGTTTTGTCCGAGAAAAGATTATAGTCTTAGTCGGACGGCACGGGTTTGATGAGGGTGGCCACTCAGGGAGGTGAGCATTGTCAATTCTGTTCACTGCTGAGCTTATGCAGAAGGCTGCTGAAATCTTTGAAAAGTACCATAGAGCTGTCGCGGTTGCGATCTACGGTAAGGACGCGCTCTCACCTGAAGACTGGGACTTAGCTGTTGATTTAGGCTTAGTCGACCCCACTGCGAGCGGGGATACTCTGAGCGGTCAAATCTACCTCTTTGGAGTTATGGCGGCTCATATGGACCAAGGAGAGCGACAATCACGTTATGGTGACACATCGGAAACTTGGCTCGAAGAATTGATGCGGAATCCAGTACCAATGACAGTGATCGAGGATAGAGCTGCTCACTACGCTCGGCATAACGCGGCTCAGTATGTGGTTGGGCTGGGACGGCGTGCTGTTTCAACGGTTGGAGGCATTGTTCGCACAGAGGACAAGAAGCTTTCTGAGGAGTTTCGGGCCACGATCCGAGACGTTATTGGAGCAAATATGGGTGATTCGGACGCTCAGGATCGGCTGAATGATCGCGGTGTTTCTCGAGGGTTGCCCGACACATTCTTCGACAATGCGTTTCGAGGGTCTATGAATCGGATCAGAAGTGATTTGGGGCACGCAACCGGGGAGTGGACTCGGGATCTTGAGAGAATAGCCAGAACTGAGTCAGTAGAGACTTTCAATCAGGGAATGGCCGACGACTGGCAGGAACAGGAGATTGAGAGCGCTGAGTCTCAGGAAAGGCCTCCTCGCAAGGTTCGGGCTTATCGGGTTTTGACACCAACTGCCTGTAAGCAGTGTGAGCGGCTTTATATGTCTGGTGGAGAAGTTCGGATTTTTGATTTAGACGAACTCATGGGGAACGGGACTAATATCAAGATGAAGAGGGCTGACTGGAAGCCTATCGTCGGCGCTACGCACCCTTACTGTGCGTGCGACCTCCAAAGGCTACCGGAGTACGTCCGACTCCCGAAAGGCTGGCGTAGCGGGGATACAGCGCCTTCTGTGATAGGGTCTGACGGACGACTCGTTCTATCGGGGGCAGTATGAGACTTGGATTGTCGTCCAGTGTGCTGAATAAGGCTAAAAAGGGCAAGAAGGGCAAAAAGAAGCCCAGGCACCCGGATGCTCCACCTGGATACACGGCAGTGGAGAGGAGTAAGCACAACGGTCACAAGAAGCTGGTCGGAGACCACTGGGCGTATTGGTATCCAGACGAGCATAAGGCAGAGTCGCATTTAGACTGGGAGGACGACCTCGCAGTCGGTAGCGGAACTCGTGCTTTGAAACCTGGAGCCTTTGTAGGCTACACAGGTTCACCCGGAGTTCTATTCTCCTGGGTTCCAGACGCGGGTGAGTCGGACGCCGATTCCACGTGGATTGTCCCCTTTGACCCTTCCCACAATCGAGCAGTCGGAAAGCCGGTCAAAGTTAAGAGGTCTTCCCTCAAGGGACAGCGTTCTTTTGACCCAGCTGAACGGAGACGCAAAAGAAAGCGCAAGCCCCCAATTGCTGTAGGTAAAGAAGGGCCTAAAGCTCCGAAGTGGCAGGACAGGCACGTCAAGCCGGGGACTAAAAAGACCAAGAAGCGCCGAAAAGTCGCTCCACCTCCCATTAGTACAGGGGGAACGTATGAGGCAGATGACGCTGAAAGGAGAAGCGACAAGGAGCGAAGGACTCGGACAGATGAGCTTATTGCCAAGATTGAGGAAGCTAAGGAGCTTTTGGCTCGAACAGGGCGCAGAAAGCTAAGAAGTCCTGACCGAATTGCGGCTTTAAAGATGGCGATTGCGGAAGCTCAAAAGCACCTCCGACAGGTAAAGCAGGAGGCTGGAGGACCAGGACGGCTTACGGACGCTCCTGCCGAGTCCATTCGAAGTGAGGTTTTTGAGAACAGCACGGCTCGGCCAGGAACTTTTCTCCATAAGCTGGAGCACGGTCACTACCCTCTGACTAAATTCGGGAAGGGTGATCGGCACTTTGGGCATAACCGACTAACTCATGGGATCTTCATTCCTCCCCAGGACGTCACTCAGATATTTGATGAGTTTGGCGACATTATCGCAAATCCAGCTTTCAAAGTGGCTCGGACATACGGGATAAGGTCGAAGCCAGAGCTGGATGATGTCGTCAGCGGGGCGAAGCTTGGGTTCTTATTGGCGCTTCGTACCTACACAGGAGGAGCACCGTTTGAGGTCCATGCAAGGCGCTATGCAACTGTCTACGCGGGTTTAGCTGCTCGAGATATTCGGTCAGGCGGAGCATCGACAATCCCTAAAGAGCAGATGCAGAATCTCCACGGGTTGATCGCGGCTAAAGCGAGAGCGACTGCGAAAGCTGGGGGGCACCCGACTGCCAATCAAGTAGCTCGGTCCTGGCACCTAACGAAGAAGGCGACATTCACAGGACGCTCGACTTCTCTCGGGATCTACCCTCACCCGGATAAGCGAAGCTATCGAAAGGATAAGAGAACTGGCAAGCAGGTGGACGCGGGTCCGCTGTTGGTGGATCAGTCCAAAGAACAGGTTCCGCTAGAGGATTGGCAGGTGAAAGGGCCAGATGGGTCTCCTCGGGGGAAGACCTATCCTGGCAAGCTGACTCTGGTGCGAGAGATGTCTCCAATCCTCGACGGGTCTCGTGTTGAGGATTCCGAATGGATAAACCAGAATGAGGGCAAAATCCTACCTTCAGGGGCGGACACGACTCTCCCGGTTGGAATGCAGTACCAGCTACGGGAGGACACCGAGGCGGTGCTTGCGAAGTTACCTGAGCAGCAGAGGGAGCTACTGAGTGTTTTGTTTGGATTCGAGGAGGATAAGTTTCCCGGAACTCCAAAAACATCGCATTCAAAAACTCGGCCAATGAAGTTCCTTAATCCTCTCCCCCAGGGTGAGGACTATCCTGTAAGCGCAGTAGAGCTGTCTGATCGTCTGGGCCTTACGGCTCCAGACGCCAGTGTTAGAACCAAGCAAAAGAAGGCGGAGTCTGCCGCTAAAATAGCAGTTGCCATGTTTCGTGAGAGTGCCGACAAGCTCGGACTCGGGCAAGTCGGGGACAGAGTCAAGCGGTGGGGTCGAGTCCACAAGCTATCGAAACCGGACAAGAAGCCAATTTCAACTGGCCCTACACACAAGGAGCTTTCGGATCGATTTGGCGGAGACGACAAAGTCGGTATTTACGCTGCTGCGATTCGAGCTGGCAAGGGGTCTGAAGTTGCCGAGCAACTAGACAAGCTCAAAGCTGGAAAGCTTTCCGCTGGAGAAAGAGATGCGCTGATGGCGGAGCATATCGAGAGACGAGACGCTGAGAGGCTCGCAGCCTTTCAGCGACAGACAGCGACTACTGAAGTCGACCCGTCTGAAGTTAGGGAGACAGCTGGAACTCCTGGGGACGCAGACTGGCTTTACACTCCTGAGCTGGAAGCTGGATACCTGAGAGCGCTCCATAGGAAGCACGCATCGGGAGGTGCGGGCGAAAATCGCGAGAGTAAGGTTTGGTCGGATGCGCGTTATCACGACTTTATGGGTCGAGGAGAGCAGTATCGGTCAGCGGTCCAGATAGAGAGTCTCGTCGACGAAGCTCTCAAGAATGCAAAGGAAGGCGACAATGGATGACGACAATGAAGTTGGAGTGGCTACGCGATTCTATCTTTGGAGGAGGTATAATACGGCTCCATTTAGGCGTTATGCGATGACGGTAGAGCGCTCGTTGAACGACGACGGCTATAAGATTACGGACCACGACCCGAAGATTGCGGACGCTCCTTTTTTAGCCAATTTCGCTACTCAGCTCGCAACTCCCCAAAAGGACGTTCATTCCGGTAATGTGGTGGGAGATTTAGCGTACACGAGGATCGCTGACGAGCCAGTCGGGACATTGCGGCATTATCACGCTGCTATCAATCGGCTTTACGGGGTCGCTAAGATGAACAAAGGAGGGCCAAAGCGATGAGGCTAGGTTTAAGGAAGGACATACTGGAGAAGGGGTACTCTGCCGGTCCAAAGGCTTCTCATAAGTATTGGAGACGAGTTCGAGTGATGAGTAAGGGCAAGCTCTCGTGGAAATACTACTACAACACGAAAGCTGACCGAGAAGAGTATCGCCGAGATCGGAAGAAGAAGAAGCATAAGAGCAAGCACCAAGAACTCACTGGACTAAGCGACAAAGAAGTTTTCGATATGCTTCACGTCTCTAAGGAGTCTTGGGAGAACCATTTCCCAGAGTTCGCGGGGAAAAGGACGCCAAGAGAGGCACTTAGTGCTCTTCGGATATTTGACTCCATCGGGTGGGAAACCTCGGTGAGCTTAGACCCGGAAGCTTTCGATATCGCAGCAGACCTCATGAACGAAAAGGAGGCGTCTGACCTCTGGGGGAAGGCGTTGTATCCGATGAGGTGTGTCGACGCGGCGGTGAAGCTCCTTCCAGCTGAGATCAAGAGTGGCTTCCCAACTGCTTTGAAGCACATCAGCATCACTGGTACGAAGAAAGGAGCAATTGAGGCGGACAAGTCGATTGGACTCAACTCAAGTAACACTACTGGTGATGCGTGGGCGTGGTACACCAAAGGTCGAATCGTTATGCCTCTGGACACGACTGAGATAGCTCAAGACCAGAGCTGGGCTACGGAGACCGAGTCCCTCTACACGGGAAATCCTGGGGTCGCTATTATGCTGCATGAGATGGGGCACTGCATCCACGGGCAAATGATGTCGAGGAATGGAGTACCTGACCCGAGCTACACGGGACCAATGTGGAAGGATTGGTCGGCTTTGGCGAAGCACTGGAAGCTAAAAGAAGATTACAAGGTCTGGGACGCAAAGAAAGAGAAGTGGATAACGAGAACGAAGACAGTCGCAGCGCCAGCCATCACTGAGTATGCAAAAACAAACCTCGAGGAGAGGTTTTGTGAGTCATTCGCAGCGGCATTACTGACTCCGGTCGCTTTGGCTGAGATTGACCCACACGCTTACGATTTTATGCATCAGCTGATGCCTTCTGCCGTACCTCCCCGCGAGGAGCTTATGGCGATGGATTTCCCCAAGGACGGAATCAAGCGCTTTAACGACCCTTGGTATCTCCCAGAAGTGCCGGAAACGATAGCCTCTGACCTTATGAGTGTGATCCCGGAGCCTCAACGAGCGGCTGAGTTCTACACCAACAATCCTCCAGACCACGACTCCGCGAAGGCTCAGGGGAGTTCGGATAGGTTCTATGAGATGAACCACCGAGGACGCACCATCTACTTCCGTTACGGGAAGGCGAGTTCTGATGATAACTCAAAGGGGAGTACGTGGAGACCTTCAACAGAGGAAGAAGTTGGGACCACGATTGGAGTCACGCCGAATATTCAATGCATGAAAGAGTGCTACGACGAACAGGGAAACCCGATTGATCCTGGGTACGCTTACTGGCACTTGATCCAAGACACCATCCCGGACGACAAAGTTTTTATGATCTCTAAGGCTAAGGCGGATAAGAACGGCAAGTACCCGAAGCCTCGCGAGAAAGCTCTCACGATGAAGTACCTGAAAGAGCACGGAGGGTTTACTTCAGACGATCCTTGGATTCAGTCAGCGTTGGACCCAGCCTCTGGTAGTCAGAGCTTGAAGTTGATTTTGAGATCCTATGCGACTGAGTCAACGACTAAGAATCTTCAGAAGATCGCAGCGCTCCATGAACAGTTGGATAAAGTGTCCCCCAAGGTCATTAGGGCTGCAAAGGGAGCGAAGAGAGCTAAGCTCACGGCTGAGAACAAGCGGATTACGGCTGAGATTGCGGCTTTTGAGGACGAGATCGAACATAAAAACAGGATCGGAAAGGATCTGTTTCTACCTCGACCTGCGTCAATGGCACCAAAGGCGATATCTCTGAATCAGTTTCGATTGACGAGCGGAACCTTCAACTACGATCACTGGGGAGTCGATGGGGCGGATCTACTGAAGAAGGTAGAAAAGGTTGTACCGGGGTCGAGGAAGGAAAAAGATCTTCTGCGGGAGATCAAGGATAAGATGCCTGGGATGCTCGATCTGATCCCAGTACGATACGGACCAGGGGAGGAGTTAGCAGGGGAGAAGGTCGGAGGTCGCTTTAAGGAGTACGCTCCTATCATTGAAGAGATCGGAGGAGTTCGTCAGCCTGTACTACTCAAGAAGGTATACGAGAACCCAAATCCAGACGGAACGGTGACGCGGATTGAGACCGAAAAGGGACCGGACGGGGCTTTTCGAATAACAAATCAAATGTGGGCTGCGCTTTTGACTCCAAACGGAGAGGCAGTCAAGAGTGCAGAGCATTTAGAAGAGCTTAGTCGGATCGCTGCTCAGAATAGCCATCGAACCTGGATATCGGTTGAGACTGTGAGACCTCGCAGTATCGTCAATGGTAAAGTTGTGATGGAGGAGGTCGGAGTCTGGGCTCACAACTATCATATGGAAGTAGAGTTCGACGGAGCGGGACAGCCTCGAATACTCGGGAGTCAGTGGAAGGAGAGGCTCGGGCATGAGAACCCAAGAGTCGATATGCTTCTACGGAAGGACTCTTTAGGGGAAGTCGTTTCCTGGGCAAAGGATAGATTCGTTGTAGAGGGCGAGTCCGTAATGGAGGGGACCAGAGAGGTTAAGACTGGCCTACCTCAAAAGGTGAACGACCGAGTAATTCTCATGACAAAGAAGGATGACTGGGCAGGAGCAACCGACAGAGGCGGAAGGGAGGTTGTCGCTCGATTATTGAAA